ATTTACGACCTTATACTAGGTTAAAAATCCCAAACCGCTAAATACTATTACTGTAAGAACTGACCAAGTTTTTACGATACTCAACAGCGAGGCCCGCTATGCAAGGTGGCTATATCCGTGAAATTCGGTGGTAAAGGAGAGGCAGATGGCCCTTGGTCGAATTAGTGGTCCGCTCTTAAAGTCGAATCTACTTCGTAATGGCGTAGACTTGGCATTTGAGACGAATCTATTGTACTTGGATGTTACAAATCGCCGCGTTGGTATTAATACCGGTACTCCTTCACACGATTTACAAGTTAACGGAACAGCCCGAGTAACAACGCTTAATGTAAGTGGATCAAGTACTCTAGGTAACATTACATTTGGCACAAACTCTATTCAGAGTGCCACTAACCAAATTAATTTATCAGCAGGCGGATCTAATCCTGTTGTTTATCAAGGTATTTTACAAGTTGGTAATTTGCAATTAACTGCAAATACTTTAACTACATTACTGCCTAATCAAAATATTAGTTTAACTACTACTGGCACAGGCGCAGTAGTTGTCAACAACAATTTAACTGTTACTGGTAATTTATATACACAAGGTAATTTAACAGTTGACGGTACTGTTACAATCAAAGGCAACATTACAATTGGTGATCAAAATACAGATACTGTAGCAATTACCGCTGGTATTAGCAGTGATTTGATACCTGCAACTACTGCCACATATAATTTAGGATCAACAACTGGTCCGTTATATTGGAATAATGTGTATGCTACAAACAGTTACTACAACAGCATCACAGTAACAAATTTTCAAAATAATAATTTAGTGTTTAGTGCAAACACTATTACCGATACAGTAAGCAATGCTGATATTCAGTTTGCAACAACTGGTACAGGCGGAATTATACTTGGTAATGTTAAAGTTAGTTCTAATAGCATTACTAATACTGTTTCAAACGCAGTAACAACATTTAATCAAACTACAGGAACAGCTAGTTTTACTGGATCTATTGCCAGTGCAACCGCAGTAACTTTTACAGGTAGCGTTGCTACAACCACGTTAACAGTAACAAGCACTCCAACAGGAGCAGGTATTGTTGTAGGTCAAAGCATCAGTGGCGGATCTATTCCAGCAGGCACATACATTGTTGCTAATTTGTCTGGAACTGGCACAAGTTCAAGCAGTACATGGTCAATTAGCAATTCATTTACACAAGCAAGCACAACGGTTACTGCACAACTGGCAACATTAACCGTGACAGCAGTCACAGCAAGTCCAATCAATTCTGGAATGATATTAAGCGGAAGTGGTGTAACTGCTAACACAGTTGTTATTAGTCAAAATACAGCAACTTCAGCCGCAATAGCAAGTCCAACATTTGCTAGCGGCGGAGCACAAGGTGCTTATACATTTGTAGTAAGTTCCGGTAGTAACATTGTAAAAAATCAATTCGTATCGGGTACAGGTATTCCAACAAACACATTTGTAAGCACTGTATCTGGAACCAGTATTACATTAAGTAAAGCGTTTACTACACAAGCTAGTGGAACATATAATTTTTACACACCTGGCACACAAGGTACATACTATGTAAGTCCAGCGCAAACTGCAAGTTCAACTACTATAACTGGTACAGTAACTGGTTATGTTTATATTGGCGGAACTAACGGAGTTGTTATTCCGTCAGGAACAACACTACAACGTCCAGGTAGTCCAACTACTGGAATGATTCGATTTAATACAGACTCAGCAAGTCTGGCTGTTGAAGTATATACTGGCAATACATGGGCTGGTGTTGCAGGTGCATCCGCAGGTATTACTGTTAATCAAGCTAGTGATTCAGCCGCACAATGGGCATTAGCATTAGGATAAAATATGGCAACCACATTTAAAAATGCAATAAGCACCGCAGTAGGATCAACACCAATTATCGTGTATACTGCGGCTAGCAACGTTCGAGTAACAATTTTAGGTATTAGTTTTGCAAACGTAACGACCGGTTGGGTCACAGCAAGTGTAATAATTACAGACCCAACTCCAGGCGGAACATTTACAGCCAATCAAAGTAGCGTAACAAATCCAACTGTATTGACCAATGTTAATACATTTAATAATATTTCTGTTGGAGCAAGTGTAACAGGAACTGGTGTTCCAGCAAGCACAACAATTAGTAGTTTTGATGCAGTAGCTAAAACAATCACCATTAGCAATGCAATAACACAAACTTTAACCGCAAACGTGATTACCTTTGTAGGAACAACACCTGCTGTCAGTTACTATATTAAAGATGTAATTGTGCCTGCTAATCAAAGTTTGCGTGTTATTAACGGCGGCGAACGTTTGGTTTTAGGTGCAAGTAACACATTGTCAGTTGTAACTAACACAGCATCTAGTTGCGATGTTATTGTAAGTTTAGTTGAAATCATTTAAGGATTAATATTATGGCCATGAATTATGTAGGTGATGTAAGAGACGACGATTTATTGGGTAACGGCCAAGCTAGATATTTTTACGGGTTACGTAGAACAGATGACGGAACATTATATTTTGTTAAAGTTGATCAGCTAACCGGAACAGAAACTATTACAGTTAATATTGCAGGTCCTAATGCTAGTAATTTTGAAGATTTTGAATACGGCGTTGATTATTTTGACGGCCGCAGTGCAGTAGACCATAGTAGACCTTATCCTAATTTATATTACGATCAGTATCGCTGGGATACTAAAAACATGTATTATTACATCAATTCACAAGGCGAACTAGTCGCACGTATCAATCAAGCATACGTTTATAGTTAAGGAATAAAAATGGCAGAGTTTAAAATAAACAGATTACGTTACACATGGTCAGGTGCCTGGGTACCAGGAACGGCTTACGGAAAAGATTCAGTTGTACAATACAGCGGTAAAACTTATGCTTGTTTAATTGCACACACCGCAGATGCTGTATCGTTTTATAACGACTTAAACCACGTTACCCAAACCGGAGCTTCTACCCCATACTGGGCACTTATTCTCGAAGGCAAAACATTTAAAGGCCCGTGGGTCACTGGTAGAGTTTATAATACTGGAAACATAGCAGTATTTGGAGGCCAAGTATATACTTGTGTAACTCCACATACAAGTACAGCGTTTGCTAATGATGCTACTAATTGGCTCCAATACTCACAATTTTCAAATTGGAACAATGCATGGTCTACCAGCACTGTTTATGGATTAGGCGATATTGTCAAATACGGCGGCATAGTATATCGTTGTATTGCTAATCATACTTCTGCAAGCAGTATTGCCGCGGCGGCCGATCCAGAAACTACAACAGGACTTGAAGCAGATATATCTAAATGGACTGTAGTTAATAACGGCATCGATTACAAAGGAATTTGGAACGTAGTTAACGGAGTACCGCAACCAGGCGGCACAGTAAGATACAAATTAAATGATATTGTTAAATTTGGTGCCAATCTATGGCAAGCTAATACTGGACACAGTTCTACAGCTACATTTAATCCAGCACGATGGACATTATGGATGCCAGGTGAAGAGTATGCTAATTCTTGGACCATTACTAGTGTTTTCCAAATAGGTGATATTGTAAGTTACGGCGGATATGAATACATCAGTAACAGTACAAATAACGTAGGCAATGTGCCTTCCATTGATGCTGTTAATTGGACAGTGTTTACAAAAAATTACAATGTGCGAGGATCTTGGAGCCCATTGATTAATTATAGAGTTGGAGATACTGTTCGTAAAAATGCTCGTTTGTACATTGCATTATTTGACAGCCTTAACTCCGATCCTACGGCAAGCACAACAACAATTCAATATACTGCATTAGGAAGCCTTGGCAAGACTGTTAAAGTTACTGATTCTACTACAGTTAAACCAGGCATGATTATATTAGGAACTGGATTTACTTTAGGACAAACAGTTTCCACAGTCGTTGACATTAATACTATAACATTAGATCGCGGCCCAGACGGTTCACCAGCTGATGGACAAACATTGTCTTTTTCTGCGGTTGGAGCAAACTGGCAACTAATTAATTCAAACACCGAGTGGTTAAATTTTTGGACAGCACTTGACACTGTATCTTATAGCGTAGGCGATCTTGTCATATGGCAAAATGCTACTTATATGTGTATTCAAACACATTCAAATAGCGGCGGCGCGGCTAAACGTCCAGATTTAGATACACTAAAACAATTTTGGACAATGTTCATCAGTCACGATAAGAAAAATGCCTTAAACACTTACGGTGATATCGAAGCATTTAGCACAGGCCAGCCAACTGCAATTCCTATCAGTGTAGATTCATATACATTAAGAGCAAATACTGTAGGTTCTGATTTAGTGCCAACGTGGTCACAAATTATGAACGTCAATAATGTATTTTACGTGGCTCCAACAGGCACCGACGGCCCTGCTAGCCAAGGTTGGGGCAAAACTTTAGATCGCCCATACAAAACTATTGCCTATGCTTGTCAAATTGCAAGCGCAGGTACACAGAATTTAAATGCTTTTAAAGCAATATTCGCAAATAAATTATGGTTAACTACAGAAATGTACAACTGGATGGCATATCAAAGAACAAATAATAATGCACCATTTAGTACATCATCTATTTTTGATCCTGTTAAAACACAACGTGACGCAGGCTATGTTATTGATGCAGTATTGTACGATATAACACGCGGCGGCAATAGTCAGACAGTACAAACTGCTCTTGCTTATTTTGCCCAAGAAAGCACAACTACATTTATTAATGCAACTGTTACAGCAGAAATGCCTTACTTTATAGCGGCATTAAATCAATTATTATCTTTAATTGGAAACGTATTAGCTAATACAACTCCTAGTCAAAATTATCAAGTATTAAACGGAGTTGCTTTAATAAATCAAGTTTCTAGAATAGACAATGAAACAACAACCGGCACACCGGTGTATCCATTGACTACTAATATTGAAATAACGGCCGGCCCATCAATTACAACATTGTTTGGATATATTACAACAGCATTGACTAATAGTAGTACTGCTGGCTTGCCATCGACTTATGCAGGAGCCACAATAACTATTAATGTAAAAACTGGAACATATAATGAAATATTACCAATTTCAGTTCCGCCTAATTGTGCAATCTGTGGCGATGAATTGCGTGGCACCGTAGTACAACCAGCAACTAGAATAATATTAACAATTACAGGCGCCAACGATTCAACAAAATTGTTTACAGTTTCTAGTACGGCAGGCTTGACTAACAATATGCCATTTATGCTAGAATCTGCTACTGCTGGATTATCTGCAGGTACGGTTTATTATATTGTAGGTTCTTCAATTACAGCAACTCAATTTGGAATTAGTTTGCTTCCTAGCGGCACATTACAAAATTTATCATTAGCAACAAATGTTTCAATAACTGCCTATGCTGGCGATTGTTTAAAGAACATGTTCTTGTTACGTAATGGTAGCGGTTTGCGCAATATGACACTAAACGGTTTACTAGGAACTTTAGGCCCGATCAATTCTTTCTTAACAGCTCGCCCAACCGGCGGTGCTTATGCAAGTCTCGATCCAGGAACCGGCCCATCAGATACAAGTGCCTGGATTATCAAACGTAGCCCTTATGTTCAAAACGTAACTACATTTGGATACGGATGTGTAGGTTTAAAAATTGACGGAACATTACATAACGGCGGAAATAAATCTATAGTCTGTAACGACTTCACACAAGTGCTAGGTGACGGTGTAGGTATATGGGTAACTGGCCCTAGTTCAGTTTGCGAAGCAGTTAGTGTATTCTCGTACTACGGTTATGCTGGTTATCTATCAGAGAATGGCGGCCGTTTACGTGCAACCAATGGTAACACTAGTTACGGTACATACGGTGTTATTGCTGAAGGATATGATGTTACAGAAACTCCTGTAACTGGAATTGTATTCAATCAAAGTTCGCAAGTACAAGCTCAAGTAGCTACATCATTAGGATCACAAGCACAGTTAATTAGAATGTCATTTGCTAATGCTGGATCATCATACTACACAACTACCACTAACTTATTAGGATACAGTAATAACTTCCAGGGCGCGGCATGGACTCCTACCAATTTATCATTGGCAAAAAATACAGTTAGTCCAATAAGCGGTTTAACTGATGCATGGTTATTATCATCTAATGGCGGCACAGGCGTACTTGCTCAAGCATTAACTATTCCAGCGGCAGGCGCAACTTATACTAATATTGCAGGTATTGGCGGATCTGGTACAAGTGCAACATTTAATATTACAGTAACCGCTACTACTTATGTTGTTACAGTTAACAATGGTGGATCTGGATATATTGGTAATGATCAAATTACTATTTCTGGAGCATTATTAGGCGGAACAAATCCTGCAAATAATCTTACAGTAACAGTATTTTCATTATCGGGTAGTTCCATATCAACAGTAACTTTGCCAACAGCAGGTGTAGTTGGAAACACAGTTCCTGTTGGCAGTGCATTAAAATATACAACTAGTTTATATGTTAAACAAGGAACAGCACCTTCGTGCGATTTATTAGTTACATTCAGCGGTTCAACAACTGTAACTAACGGAGTAAACTTTAATTTTAGTACAGGGGCAATAACCACTACCGCACTTGGTAGCGGAACTATTTCAGCACCGGCCTTATCTGGCAAAGTTACCTTGGCTAACGGTTGGTACAGACTTTGGTTCTCAACAGCAGATTCTACTGGATTGAATACAACTGCTACTGTAGCATTTTATCCTTCAAGCAATGCATCAAATGGCGGAACTTATGCTTATGCTGGACAGTATGAAATTGCTGGAACCGTAACACCTGCCGCACCGTCATTTTATCTAGATGTTACAGGTACTACAAAATATACAGCATACGCTAATTATACAATTACTGGCGCAGGTACAGGAGCATTAGCTATCGGTGACGAATTACGATCACAATCTATATTTGAAACTCGCGTAACAAATGGCGGAACTGGATATCAAACAGCCAGCAATAACGCTCAAGCAGGTAATAATCAGCAAATTACACTTGCACAGTCAGATACATTATTATTATCTAACTATGTTGGTATGAGATTGTTTATCAACAGTGGTACAGGTGCTGGCCAATATGGCTATATTGCATATTATGATAGTACTACTAAAGTCGCTAATATGGCTAAAGAGTCTTTTGTTCCTATTGAAATTTTATCAACAGACGCTACAACACTAACTATCAACCCATTAAATTCAATAGCACCTTTATTTGTTGGCCAAGCTGTACAATTTATTCCAACATACTATGCTACCACAGTTACTACAATTGGCATCACACAGATGATACTGATATCTGTTTCAGGCGGCACAACAAATTCAATTTTTGTAAACAGTGTAGCAGGCCTAGCAGTAAACATGCCAATTACATTTAGTACAAATGATACTCAGTTATTAAGTACATTAACTGCTGGATTTGTATATTATATTTCATCTATTGATACAGTGGCTAATAGTTTTAGAATTACTAACCAAATATACAGTGCAGTTGATTGGTTATTAACTACAGCAATTCCAACAGTTGGAACAAACGTTTATATAAACTATCCGTCTTATACAAACTATTTGCAAGGCCTAACAGCAAACATGGTTGTTAATTTTCCAATTACATTTACTGGAACTAGCGTCGGCGGACTAACAGTAGGAACTACATATTATATTAATGATATAGTAGACGGTGCAAACTTTACAGTATCAACTTCTTTAGCAACAGTAACAGTAACAGCAACTAGTAGCTCTACGCAAGCACTTACAGTATCTAGTGTTTCAGCATTGACACCATTGAATCCAATTGTGTTTACTAATACAAGTACAAGCGGCATTGCAACTAAAACAAAATACTATATCAGCAAATTAGTCGACTCGACTAGTTTTCAAATTTCTACGGTATTAACATCTGTTGTAGTAACATCTGTATCTAGTCCAGGAACAGGTAACTTGTTTACATGTACTTCTACTACTGGCTTTGGCGGCGCTCCTTACTATCAACCAATTATGTTTGTAGGAAATACGTTTGGTGGTGTACAAGCTGAAACAGTATATTACATATTAGGTGTTGCAGGAGATGGCGTATCATTTACGATTAGTAGTACTCCAGGCGGCCAAGCATTTGGATCAGGCCCGGCAACTGGTATTATGACAGCTAAAACTTGTTTAACTACAAACTTAAAAACATTAACGACGGTTGCTAGCATGAGTGCAACAGGTACTACTACATCAACTAGATCTAAATTTACAGCAGGATATAGTAATATTAACGGCACGTTCTCTACATCATTGTTTAGTACAGTACAACAAGGAACAACTTACTACGTTAATACAATTTCAGCTACCGGATTTACCGTTGCTAGCTCGCCAACTAACGTAGGAGTTACTATATTTGCTCAAAGTGTAGGCTCTGGTTCAATGAACGTTGTAGCGGCAGGTTGGGATCATCAAAATCCGGCAACTCCGATTGCCTCACTTTTAGATGCGTCTTCTGTTTACTTTATTGAACCAAGACCTATCTATGGTGCGCCTAATTTTACGCAAACAGCCGCTACATCAACGGTATCATTGGCACCAGGAACTAGTTATACTTCAATGGCTTATGGTAATAACTACTGGATTGCTTTTCCTAATGGTAACGCAACAGCGGCAGGCTCGTCAGACGGACTAACGTGGAATAATATAACATTACCGTTTAATGCCAGCTGGTCAGGTGTTGCTCAAGGTAATGGTTATTGGATTGGTGTTGCATCAGGTACAGCAAATGCTGTAAGGTCAGTATCTGGATTAGGATGGAGAACAATATCTCTAGGCTCTAGTACTAGCTGGTCACAAGTAGCTTATGGTAACGGTGTATTTGTTGTTATCGCTAACTCTGGTTCGTGCGTATATTCAAATAATTATGGTAATACATGGAGCTCAGGATCAGGTTTAACAACAGCAACTTTTACTGATATAACATTTGGTAACGGTATATTTGTTGCAATAGCTTCAGGCGGCACTTATGCGGCAACTAGTACAGACGGTGTCACTTGGACTACACGAACATTACCAGCAAGCACTACGTGGAAAAGTGTAACATTTGGCCAAGGAATGTTTGTTGCAGTTTCTAATACTTCGTCAGTGTCAGCATACAGCCAAGATGGTATAACATGGCTAGCCGGCAACATGGCAATTTATGCAGATAAAGTTAGATATGGTCAAGGTGTGTTCCTTGCAGTATCAGCCGCAGGTGCTAATGGCTGGACAAGCGAAGACGGATCAAATTGGCTTGCCCAGACAATTACCGATGACGGATACGGCGCTATGGCATTTGGTTTTTATGCTAATAATTCAGGCGGCGTGATATCATATCTTGGAAGATTTGTAACTCTTTCAGGAACTGGATTTGGTAGCGGAATTTTAGCAGGATGTAAAACTAAATCAAGAGCAATAATCACATCAGGAATAATTACGCAACTTAATAGTTGGGAGCCTGGGTCAGGCTATCTTTCTGCACCAACTGTAACATTTACAGATCCTAACGTAACAAGTCTTGCAACAGTTGTGCCGCGTCTTGGCAGTGGAACATTGTCTAGCCCAACTTTTGTAAGCAAAGGTTCAGGTTATAACAATACTTCAACATCAATCCAAGTAAACGGTAACGGATATGCAGATGCATACCAGTCAGGACTTACAATTATTTTAGATAAATTGTCTCGCTTACCATTACCTGGAGATAACTTGGTAATTACAGGTGTGAATCAGGTGTATAAAGTAACTAGTGCAACGGCTGTATTTGGAACAGTTGCACCAAATATTGAAGCAAACGTGTCAATATCTCCAGGAATGACAACAGTATTAAGTCCACCAAATAATACGCCAATTAGTATTAGACAAAAATATAGTCAGGTTCGTTTAACAGGACATGACTTTTTAAATATTGGTTACGGAAATGTAACACAATCCAACTACCCAGGCGTTCCTCCTGTAACATCTTTAAAACAAGAGCAACAAATTATTGAAACTAACTATGGTAAGGTATTTTATGCTAGTACTGACCAAGATGGTAACTTTAAAGTTGGTAACTTATTTGGAGTTCAGCAAGCTACGGGTATTGTAACACTAAGCGCCAGCCAATTTGGATTAACTGGATTGAATACTTTGAGTTTAGGAGGTATTGCAGTTGGCGGATCTAGCGTAATTGTTAGCCAATTTAGTACTGATGGTAACTTTGTTGCTAACAGCGACAACGTTATTCCAACACAAAAAGCCATTAAGACTTACTTAACTAGTCGTTTAAGTCAAGGTGGTTCAAACACTCAAACTGGACAACTAGTAGCAGGTAGTGTGCTAGTCGGTGGCCCTAACAAAATCTCATCAACCGTACCAAACGGGCAAGTTGGTTCAGTTATCAAAATGACAAATAAAATAAATTTTACTGGAGCAACTACAGGTATTGATGGTAATATGCCAGCATTTTTCTTCTTTATGCAACATTCGACAAAGAAAGGCAGATAAGCTGGAAATTAACAACTAAGAATTGAAAAATCGTATTAAGATAAATATTATCAGAGGAACATAAAATGGCAGAATTTAAACTAGGTAGAATTAAGTTTGTATATCAAGGCGCTTGGGCCGCTAGCACAGCGTATGTTGTAGATGACGTGATATCTGTAGGCGGAAGAACCTATATTTGCGTAGTTAGCCATACAGCATCAGCCGCATTTGCAACAGACTTAAACTTTAATCCTACAAAATGGAACGTGGTTGCTGACGGAGCTAAATGGCTCGGTACTTGGGCAAATAATACTTCTTATAATATTAACGATCAAGTATTATACGGTGGAATTGTATATCAAGCTAATACCGCTCATACTAGTATTGCAACTTCTGCTCCAGTTACAGTTACTGGCGCATCAGGTTCAGCAGGCACTGCTACAATTACATTTTCTGCATTACCAGTAGCACCATTTGCTGTTGGTTCAAGCATTACTGTTGCCGGCATCACTACTACTGCATCTGGATATAATGCTACTGCAACTGTTACTGCTTGTACAACAACTAGCGTATCTTATTCAAACGGAACTACTGCAACCTATACAACTGGCGGTACTATTGTAGGTACTAACTTAACTGGTTTAGAATATGATTCTGGTAAATGGGATGCATTTGCTTCTAGCTTTAGCTGGCAAGGTGCGTGGACTACTAACACAAGATACAAAGCTCGTGATTTAATTACATACGGAGGCATTACATATCTATGTAATACACCTCACCTTAGTGCTAATACTGCCGCACTAGGTCAAGAAGCTGACTCAGCAAAATGGGATACATTTAATGCAGGTATTACTTATTTAGGTGCATGGAGCGGTAGTACTGTTCGCTATAAAATAAATGATGTTGTTAAGTACGGCGCAGATTTATGGATTTGTACAACCTACCATACTTCCGGAGCAACATTTGATAATTCTAAATGGAGTATTTTTGTTAACGGTTTCCAATTTGAAAATAGCTGGACCGGCGGCACAACATATCAAATTGGCGATATCGTAACATACGGTGGCTATGCTTATATTGCTAAACAAAATCATTCAACAGCCCAAGTACCAACAGCAGTAAGTTCTGCATACTGGGATGTTTACACAACCGGATTTAGTTACCAAGGCGATTGGTCAAGTGCAGGAAACTATTATGTAGGTTCAATTGTACGCTTAGGCGGATATACATATACTGCAATTGCAGACAATACCACTAGAACACCAACAATTAATAGTACAATACTTACAACAAACTTTATCAACGTTGATTCCGTAACCGGATTGGTTGATAGTTTACCTATTACAGTAGCATCTAGCATAGGCGGTTTATTAAACACAAGCACTTACTATGTTATTGGATCAACTGTTGCAAGCCCAACAGGCAATTTTACAGGCGGTTCAATCAGCAACGGCGCGGCAGGTGCAGGTACAATATTAACAATTGGAGCAGTTGCTTCAGGCGCGAACCCACAAGTTGGTATGTTTGTTACTGGACTTGGAATAAGTGCAGGAACATATATTGTTTCTGGATCAGGTTTAACATGGCAAGTTAATAACAGCCAGTATACTGGCGGCACTACAATTAATATTACTGGTACAATTAATCAGTTTAAAGTTAGTTCAACTCCAGGATCATCAACAGCAGTTACATTGTCAGCAACAGCAGGACAATCAGTAGTTGCTACTACAAATAATACACCTCCATTTGCAACATTCTGGACAAGATTAAATCCAGGTATTCGTTATAATGCAACTAACGGAACTTACACTGGAGTTAGTGCAACTAACGTTTCTAGTTCAGGTTCTAGTGCAACATTTAACATAACACGTAGCAATTCAGTTTATACTGTTACAATTAATAACGGCGGATCCGGATATGTTAACGCAGATACTTTAAAAATTGCAGGTACAAGCGTAGGCGGACTAAGCCCAGCTAACGATATTGCAATAACTGTTAGTAATGCTAGCGGCGGCATAATTCAATCTGCCGGCGTTACCGCAACAGGAAATGCGGTAACTTGGACAACTGGCACAACTTATGTACTTGGTGATGCAGTTTATTTTGGTGCAAGCAGTTATATTTGTGTAAGCGCACACATTGGCACAAGCGGCAATCGTCCTGATGCAGATACAACTGGATCATATTGGAATTTATTAGCGGCAGGTACTAATAGTGCGGTGCTAACTACACAAGGCGACATGTATTACTATGGTGCTTTAGGTGCTACTCGACTACCAATTGGAACAGATGGCCAAGTACTTCGCGTATCTGGATCTGCACCAGCATGGAGTTATTTTGGTATTATCAATAATGTAGTTTATGTTTCTCCAGCAGGAACAGACAGCGTTGGATTAGGTCAAGGTTTAACTATTGACAAGCCTTGGAAAACTGTTCGTTATGCGGCTAAACTAGTTGAAGATGGTTATTTAAATCCTAATGCAACTAGTTTATTAGTAAGAAATAAACAATTTATAATCAAAGAAGTTAGCAACTATGTATCATATACATATCAAGCTAGTATTACTGGTACATCTGGCGGTACATTTTTAACCAGCAACACATCAGGATTGTATGTTGGAATGCCATTAACATTTACAACACAAACTGGTAGTCTTACAATTACTGGTTCTGCTATAGCTTACTCTACTGTATATTATGTGCAAGGAATTACAGCAGGTACTAGTTTTACAGTTGCATCTACTTACGGTGGCTCAGCGTTAACTGCGGCAGGCACCGGTACAGCTACCGTAAAATACTATACAAGTCTTACTTCAGAGATTGAACGAGATGCTGGCTACATTGTTGAAGGCGTTGTTTTTGATTTAAGCCACGGTGGTACTTCAAAGACCGTAATCAATGCCCGTGCATACATTAACTCAGCAGGCACAGGTTATATTAACTCAGCTGTACAAAGCCAAGCAACTACATTTATTGGTGCAGATAATTATTTGTCTACATTAATTGGCAATATACTTGCACAAACAGCACCAACAAGTAACTATCAAACTTTAAATAGTGTTGCAAGTCCTGCTTCACAAATATTTGATTCTTTAATAACAGCAGAAACTGGATCAACTACTATTGCACAAGCACTAGTTACTATTGTAACTAACGCATTGACTGCCGGCGTAAGCGCAGGGATTCCAGTTGCACAACAACCACAAACAACTATTAGCGTTAAAACTGGCACATACAATGAAGTATTACCAATTGTAATTCCTTCATACGCGGCTGTTGTTGGTGACGAATTACGTAGTACTGTAATTCAACCACAAACTGCTATTGCCAATTTAGTTAATGATAAACCAAAATCAGTTAATAGTTTAAACCGTGTTAAAGCATTAGTAAGTAACCTAATGGCTAATACTGTAATTACAAATAGTACAGGACATGCGTATGTGTTGGCTACAACAGCGGCCAGCAGTGCAGGCGGTTTTAGTACCCTTACTTTTGCAACACAAACAACTGCACCATTTACAGTTGGACAGAAGATTACAGTTAACGGTGTAACACCTAGTGGATTTAACGGTTCTAAAACTGTTACAGCATGTACAACTAGTAGTGTTTCATTTAGCGGATCGACAGCTGGCCCACAAACAGTAGCAGGTACAGTTTCAAATCAAGACACAAGCCTAACAGCAGGCGATACTGGTTCACAAACAGCAGTTAACAGCGTGGTAACAAACATTGCTACAATGCAAAACATTTTAAACAATGGTATTGTACAAGCTCCTGCATATTCATTTACTAGCCCAACAGGTTATAATACAAGTTACCTATCAGGTTTTGGAGATGCTAAAGCACAAATTGTACAAAATTATCAGTTTATCAAAGATGAAATTTCAGCTTACTTAAACGTTAATTACAATTCAGTTTGGACAGCACTTGGTGCTACAGGACAAGCATTATGCCAGCGTGACGTTGGTAACTTACTAGATGCATTGCAATATGACATGACTTACGGTTGTAATAATCAAAGTTTAATCGCAGGTTCATCATACTATTCAAACTATGTATTAACTGTTGCAAGTTCAGAAAAAACTGCTACCCTTGCGGCTTACAGAAGATTACAAACAGTTGTGTATCAAATTGCTACTAAGACTGGCGTTGGCGCAAGTGCAGGTAACTCTACAAGTCAAGTAACAACTGGTAATGCAGGTAGTGCGGCTTCCGCAGTATTTGCGGCTCAGCGTGTTGGTGATGTATACTATTGGATTAATAATGCTACAAACAATACAACTACATTTAGTGCGGCTTCTACAGTAACGAACGGTACAACTACAGTTACATTTACAGCTATAAATTCTGGAACACCTACTCCAGGCGCCTTGCTAACAGCTAACAACTCACTAACTGGCGCAAGTGTTTTTCCAGCAGGAACATATCTTGTAAGTCAAGCATCTGGTGTTTCAACAGTTGCTACTGGTAACTATTCAAGCGGCGGCGCGGTAACAAGTCAAACATTTGTTCTTTCTACTGCGACAAACGTAGCGGCTGGACAGCTAGTAGTTGGTACAGGCGTACCAGCAGGCTCTTATGTTATTTCATCGTACACTAGCGGTACAACAATTACATTGGTTGACTATTGGGGAGCTCCTGCACTATTAACAACACAAGCAAGTGGTACTTATAGTTTCTACACACCTAATACAACTGGTACATATAACATTAGTACAACTAACACAGCAACAACTGGTACATATACTGTAACTGGTTCTAACTCAATGACTCCTGTAACAAGCGGAGCGATGAGTACAAGTAGTGCTGTTGGATTAGCTTATAGTGCTATTGCGGCTCGACGTACAGAAATTCAAAATGATACTGTAGGTTGGGTACAAAAATATTATCAAACATTGAATTTTAACACAGCAACTTGTTTTAGAGATTCAGGATTAATTGCAGATGCATTGGCATATGACGTAGGTCTAGGCACCAACTTTAATAGCATTATTGCGGCCAAATCTTATTTTAGAGCAATTAGTTCAGCACAATATGTTATTGCTAATCAGTTAGCGGCTGAAATTGGCGCAATTAATTTTATTGGATACAAAGTTAAAAATATTGCGGCCAACGGGTCAGTTATTACTGCCAGTGAAATCATCAACGATGCAGTGGCAGACATTCGAGGTAAAACAACTACCACATTGACTACCGCTACCACAAGTACAAACGTGCTAACAGTAACCAGTACAAGCAACATGATAGTGGGTCAGGCAATTTCATTTACTGGATTACCAGCAAATATCACAACTACAGCTAGTGCTGTTGCAAGTAGCGTTATTACTTTGGGTGCTACTGTGGCTAGTCTGGGTATTGTAAACGGTCAACAAGTTTATTTTACTGGAGCAGTATTTGGTAATGTACAAGCCAATCAAATTTATTATGTGATCAGTGCTACTGCTAGCTCGATTCAGATTGCGGCTACATTAGGCGGTTCGGCTGTTACACTAGTAAATGCTACAGGTACAATGAGTGTTGTAGTTAATGCGACAGGCGGCTTATATTCCAATAACATATATTGGATCAACAGTATTCCAAGCGGCACAACTTTAACTATCACATCTTCTTATCCTGGAACATTCCCAGGAACAGCAACCACAATTACCAACACAGTTGGTAGTATGACAGCCACAGCTACTAATGGTGTCACAGTTCAAACCAATGGTACCATAACATACAACAACACATTAGGAACTGTACAAGGCGCAGAAATTCTTCGTGCAAACAAGGCATTCCTTGCTTACGAAGCGGCCGCGTATACAAATTTAAGCTACGGCGGTGGTGCAAATGCAGTAACAACAACAGCGGCTACTGGAAATTTAATTACAACTAGTGCTAATCATAATTTTACAGTTGGCGATCCAGTAATATTTCCAAGTGCAACTGTAATTACTGCAACTATTACTGGCACAACCATTTCAAGCGACGGATCACGTCCAAATCAACTTACTGTTAGTTCAACTACTGGTTTTGTTGCTGGAATGAAAATTGTCTTAACTGGTTCTTCTATTAGTAACTTATCAGCAGGAACATATTATGTAAAAACTATTCCAGATAGCACACATATTACTGTAAGTTCTTCTTATAACGGTTCTGTGTTTACTATTACATCTACACAGTCTGGTACAATGACAGCAACAGTTGGCGGAATATTTGGTAACTTAGCATTGAATACACAATACTATGTACTAACTACTCCAAGTACAACAACATTTACAATTACAGCGATTCAGAATAGTGGCACTGTGTTTACATTAATAGATGCTACTGGCGTGGCAACAGCACGTTATTCTTATGATTTAGCAAAATGTGTACGTGACACAAACTCATTTATTGATGCAATTGTTTATGATTTACAGTATCCAGGAAATTATAAGACACGTAGAGCTGTTGAACTTTACTTAAATGCTGTTAACGGTTCGTTAGCATCGGACATGTTCCGTGTGCGTAATGGAACAGGATTACGTAATTGTACATTAAACGGTTTAACTGGAACATTGACTGCGGCTAACTCTTATGGTACAAAACGTCCAACAGCAGGAGCGTTCGTCGCATTAGATCCAGGCTTTGGCCCACAAGATACTAATGTTTGGGTGTCTACACGTTCACACTATTCACAAAACGTAACAATGTTTGGTACAGCTTGCTCAGGAGCAAAAATTGATGCATCTTTACATGCTGGCGGCAATAAGTCAATGGTTAAAAATGACTTTACAACAATTTTAAGTGACGGTATCGGTGTATGGTGTACTGGTTCAGGTTCATTGACAGAACTTGTTTCAGTGTTTAACTACTACGGTTACTCAGGTTATATTGCAGAGTTAGGTGGACGTATACGTGCTACTAACGGTAACAGTTCATATGGTACATATGGTGTTATTGCAGAAGGAACTGATACTTACGAAACTCCAATCAATGCTACATTGAATAATCGTTCAGCTCAAGCAACAATTACTAACGTAGTAACAGATACGCTTAACAAAGTGTTGCGTTATGAATTTGGTAATGCCGGACAAAATTATACTAACACCACTCACACTACAAGCGGCGCAGGTTATGGTATTACCACTATTGCTGATGAATTCCGCGATGCTTCAATATTTGAAACACGTTTAACAGACAATGGAGATGCTACATCTACGTCAGTTGGCGGAACAAGTTATGTGTCAGTGGCTAATACTGCTCAGACTAGTACTATTGGTATAATAAATCTTGCGGCTACTGACAGTGCGCTAAGTTCAGCTTACATTGGTATGCGTGTTCAACTTACTGGCGGTACAGGCGTTGGTCAATATGCCAACATCTTAACTTATAATAACGGTAACAAACAAGCTCAAGTTTATAAAGACAGCTTTACAAACTTAACAGTTACAGCTACAACTGCATCTAGTGATTTATTAACAGTGGCAAGTACTGCAACATTATATGCTAATATGCCAATTTATCTTGGTGCTACTGTTGGCGGAGTTCAAGCTAATACATTGTATTATGTAAAAACTATTTCCAGTGCTACACAATTTACAATTAGTTCAACAAGCGGCGGTGGCACGTTTGACGTAACTGCTGATACATCTGCTCAAACTGTAACATTATATGCGGCAGGCTGGGATCATGTTGTTCCTGGAACAACAATCAGTAACACACCGGATTTAACAACAACTTATATTGTTGAACCACGTATTAGCTACACTGGCCCAGGATATACTGCTACTGCAAGAACATTGAGTGCTACAGCAACATGGACAGCGGCCGCATACGGCGCTGGCAACTTCCTTGCAATTTCAAGTGGCGGCACAGCAACTAGTTATAGCACCAACGGCACATCGTGGACTGCGGCAGGCGCACAACCAAGTGGTCAAACATGGAAAGACATTGTTTATGGTGGAGGTCAAGGTGCTGTAGCTGTAGCAGTATTAGGCGGGTTTGGCGGCTCAGGTGCAGTATTAACTGCTAATTTAGGAACAGGCCCAACTGCTCAACAGGTTGCTAGCGTAACTATTAATAACGGCGGAACAGGATACACGACTCCTCCAACTATTGTGTTTACAAGTGCAAGTGGTTCAGGCGCTCAGGCAATTTGTACAGTATTGAACGGTGCAATTGCTACGGTAACAATTAACGTTCCAGGATCTGGATACTTAACAGTTCCAACAGTAACAGCCGCAATTGATAGAGTTTCTAGTTACACTATGACATCATGGGGCAAAACTTATTTGTCAACTCCAAGTGTTACAGTAAGTAACCCAGGCGGAATCAGTGCTACTGCATGGAGTTCGGGTGGTTCTGCAACTCAAGGAACATATTATTCTTATAATAATGCTGGTACAACTAATTTTTATCTATGCGGCGTCAGCGGAACATTTACATCAAGCGGCCCAGTACATACTTCTGGAATAGCTACTAACGGTACTGCAAGTTTGACATATTACGGTACACTAGCAACAGGTACAGCAGTATTAACTAACGCAGGTGTAAGTAGCATCACATTAGTAAACACAGGTTCTGGTTACACAGCAGTTCCAACAGTTACTATTACTGATAGTAATTCACGATTTGTAGCAATTGCTAACGGTGCAACAGCAAGCTCAATTGTTCCGATCGGTACATCAGCAACAGCAATAACATCTGCATGGGTAGCAGGTGCAGTAACTGGTAAATCAGACCTTGTATCTATTGCTTACGGTAATGGTGTTTATATTGCTGTGGGCGGTACTACAAATACAGCAAGTGCTGTTTCTGCCACAGACCCAACTGGCACAGGCGCATGGATTGACCGTTCAAGTGCTATTACTGCTACCTCAACTGGTTTCTATAATGCAATTACATTTGGTAATGGATACTTTGTAGCAATCAACGGTGGCGGCGGTAATAAATCATCTATTAGCCAAGCTAATCCAGGTTTATGGTCGGCCGGTGGCAATTTGCCAGCAAGCACAACTTGGACAAGCATTGCATTTGGTAACAACCGATTTGTTGCGTTAGCAGTTACAGGCGCAGTCGCAGTTTCAGTAGACAATGCTACAACATGGACAGCGGCTCCAAGCTCAACAGGAACTACTACAAGTATTCTTAGCTCAAGCTACACATGGAGCAAAGTTAGCTACGGACAAGGATTGTTTATGGCAATTGCACAAGGTACAACTGTATGTGCTACTAGCCCGGACGGAATTAACTGGACTGTTCAAGCAATGCCAAGTTCAAGCAACTGGCAAGGACTGGTATTCGGTAACCCAAGTAACAGACCAGTATGGGTTGCAGTAAGTAACACCAGCGGAACAGTTGCGGCAAGCATTAGAACAGGCGCTCAAGCACTTGGTCGTATGAAAGCAATTGGCGGAAGTATAAATGAAATCCGTATGATTGAACCAGGCTCAGGATATCCAAAAGGCGCGGTTACTGCAACTACAAGCTCTACTAATATTATTACAACAGACGATACTACAAACTTAGTTGATAGTCAGCCAATTGAATTTACTGGCGCTACAACAGGCGGATTAGCATTAAATGTAACATATTATGTAATTGGTTCTACAATTGTTAGCAATACTAGCTTTAAGGTTAGTGCTACCGCAGGTAGTGCTACTCCAGTTACATTAACTACAACTACAGGATTGTCTGGCACTTATCGTGCAGGCCCAATTGCAACACAAACTGATCCTAACAAAGTTAAGACAGCAACAATTCGTGTACGCGGCGGTGATGGAGTATTGGGTAACCCAAGTATTCCTGCTCGTGGTACTAATAATGCTACTGCTACTGCCCAAACTAGTGGTGACGGTTACAGTGATTTGTATCAAGTTAGCAGTTTCGTTGCTGTGGCAAACTTATACACTGTACCAACACCAGGAGCAAACGTACAATTTGCAAGTATTGGTGGAACAAGTCAGTGGTATAAGTTAGTCAGTGTAACTATCACAGGCGGATTAGTTGGTAATTATCAAGCAACATTCCAAATTAACCCTGCATTAACAACTGCGTTAGCTCCAGCACACGGCGATCCAATTACAACTAGATTAAAATATAGTCAAGTTCGTTTAACTGGACACGATTTCTTGTATATTGGCACTGGTAATTTTACAAGAACTAATTATCCTTACGTTGACCCAACATTAGCTGTTCAAAGTCAACAGACTAATAGTTCAGGCGGCGGACGAGTGTTCTTTACAAGTACTGACCAAGACGGTAACTTTAACGTTGGTAACTTGTTTGGAGTTCAACAGGCAACAGGTACTGCTACATTGAACGCTAATGCGTTTAACTTAGCTGGATTACAATCATTGCAGTTGGGTGCTGTTACATTGGGTGTTGGATCGGCAGTTATTACTAGCTTTTCAACAGATCCATACTTTACAGCTAACAGCGATAACGTTGTGCCAACACAAAAGGCAATTAAAGCGTATATTACTGCACAGATTGGTGGCGGATCAAGCTCGTTGAACGTAAATACACTACAAGCTGGACAAGTATATCTTGCGAATAATACGATATCTAACTTCTACGGAACTCAACTTTTAGTAACTTCTAAGATGAATTTCACAGGTGGTATCGACGGTGCGCCAGTAGCAATGGCATACTTCTTACAAAAATAATGGAGAATTAATATGGCAACAGGAAGATTAGGAACACAGTTTTTATCAACAGGTACAATCGCAATTTCAGCGGGTACACCTGTATATACTGTGACAACGGGTTACTATGGTGTGTTTAACGTTTCGTTTACAAACCAAAGCCCAACAGCATCTGTAAATATTCGATTAGCAATATCGACTACTACTACACCTGCTAATAGTGAGTACTTGGAGTTTTTAACTACAGTACCACCAAACGGTGTATTTGAACGTACAGGTCTTGTGGCAAATAGCGGTTTAAACGTTATGGCATCATCAAACGGCACAGCAGTAAGTGTTAACGTTTATGGCATTGAAACAAGTACAAGTTAATATTAAAGAGAGATAAAATATGGCACGTTATAATACCGTAGTATCGTCTACGTCAACAACGACAACAGCATCATTGTTAACACCTGCCGCAGGCTTGTTTACAAAATTTACTGGAACTGCTCCATATACTGTGACCATCGGTGACCCAGTACCTTATGCTGGTCAACAACAGGTATTTTATAACGGTACAAACGGAGATGTTACAGTAACATTTACGCCAGTTAGCGGAGGCGTGTTTATTGGGCCTGCTTCAAGCGGTAGTACTAGCCAAATAATTCCAACGCTTACTAGTTTAACAATTTACAGTGACGGAACAAATTGGGTAACAGCATTTGACGGTGGTGGTCCATTAGTGGCTACTACTGGTACATTTAATAATACAGTTTCATTAACTGCCTCAACGGGAACATTTGCAATTAACAGTAACAAGTTTACAGTTGCTCATGCTAGTGGTAATACACTAGTTGCTGGTTCACTTACTGTAACTGGCGCAGTAATTTTAAACAGCACTGATAGTGTTACTGTTCCAGTAGGCACAACTGCACAGCGTAACGGTACAGCAGTAACAGGTATGATGCGTTATAACAGTGATAGAAAATACGTTGAAATTTATAATGCACAGGGTTGGCAATCAGTTGGTGTAAATTCATGGAACTATGTAGATTTTGCTAACGCCGGCGGCAATGCTGTAGCAGGAGACTTCTGTTGGGTAAGTACAAGTAGTAGTGCAGTGACAATTACATTACCATCAAGTCCGCTTAAAGGTGATACGATTCGTTTTGTTGACGTGGCAAGAACATTTAACGCTAGAAACTTAACTGTATCACGTAACGGTCAGCCAATCCAAGGTGACGCGGCAGATTTAACAGTAAATACAAACGGTGCGGCATTTGATTTAATTTATTATAATGCAACATACGGTTGGAGAATCTTCTCAATCTAAAAAGATTATTGGAAAATTATGGCAAACTATCAAGATTACAGACAGGTACCCGCAGACCAGATTGCAAACACGTCTGTGACCAATGCAAAATTAAGCATAGATGCACGTCATTGCTTTTGTACACAATGGGTATTTGGAAGTCCGGATCAGTGCGCAGTGGGTTGTTGCTGTCAATGGCAAGTACCAACAGGAGTGCGCAGATCATTTTTTGAAGCATGGGGTGCGGGCGGTAATGGACACGGCTCGTGTGTATGCGATCGTTGCTCACGTATGAAAGGTGCAGGCGGCGGATTTTATAATAGTAAGATGATTTCAGTTTGCGATGCATGGCAATATACAGTATGTGCTGGCGGCGTATATCGCTGTTTAAGTATAGAATGTCAAGCATGTAATGGATGTTCTAGTTATGTTAATGGATGTAATTTAAGTAATTTTTGTGCTTTTGGTGGTGCTACAGGCTGTCAAGAAAGCAGTTTCTTAAGCCCATGTTTTAGTTACTGGGAATGTTGTCTAGGTCCTGTATCTAACGGCGGCGATTTTGGTATGGGTAACCATGCTGGAGTATGGTCAGGAGCATGGAACTGTCACTGCCATTGCCAGTGGACAACAATGACAGCGGCTCCTTTCTTAGGCGGTAGCAATGAACATCATGCTCAAGTTTGTTGGATGCGTTGTGGTTGCTGGACAAGCCCGTATGGGATGGGCGGCGGCGGAGCATTTAGCTCTTATTGTGGTACAGTATGTTGTGGCCAAGGCGCCACAGGTGGTGCTGGCGTAGTTAAAATAACATACATGTAAATAGGAATAATAAATGGCAACATATTCAAGTTATAGAGTACTAGATCCAGACGAAATTGCTGACGGTGCGTTATGCGATGCAAACTTTAATGCTGACGCGGCTAAGAATTTTGGCGTACTATGGGTTTATGGCGATCCTGGTAACTGTACTCCAGGTTGTTGCTGTCTATGGACAACTCCAAGTTATGTACAAAAAGTAACATTTGATGTTTGGGGTGCCGGCGGAAACGGGCACGGTGCATGTGTATGTGATCGTTGTCAGCACTTTCAAGGCGCAGGTGGCGGCGGATATGTTCAAAAATCTTTAGCTACATGCCCAGGCTGGCAATATACAGTATGTGCAGGTGGCGTTTATCGTTGCAATAGTGTGGAATGTGTAGCGTGTATGGGATGCGCTAGTTATGTTAACGGATGTAATATAAGCGGAAACTTCTGCGCATGCGGAGGAACTGCTGGATGCTCTACTGGCGACTGGAATACTTATTGTAACGGCTGTTTTGCCTATTGTCGTGGCCCGGTCGATAACGGAGCAGATATGAATTTAGTTCCATGGGCTCCACCGTGGACAGGAGCAAACGTATTTTGTCATTGCCACAACCAAGAAACTATGCAAGGTACTGCTCCACTTATTGGAACACAAACTATTGGAATTTTACGCGAATGTTGGATGCGTTGCGGTTGCTGGACAAGCCCATACGGTAACGGTGGTCAAGGTGCTATGAGTACATATTGTGGTACAGTATGTTGCGGTCAAGGTGCTACCGGCGGCTCAGGTTTAGTTAAAATAACCTACATGTAAATAGGAATAATAAATGGCAAGCTATACGAGTTACAAAGCAGGTAGGGTTACAGCAGTTAATATTGTTGCTGGAGCAATTACTAATGCACAATTAGCACCGGGAGTACGAAATACTTATAGTACATTCTGGGTTTACGGTGATCCTAACTTTTGTACAACAGGATGCTGTTGTTTGTGGACGGTTCCGGGCGGCGTGAAAGCTGTAAAATTTGAAGCCTGGGGCGCTGGCGGTAATGGCGCAGGCGCTTGCGTATGCGATCGATGCCAACACTGGATGGGATCCAGCGGAGGCATGCACAATCATGTATCAGTATGCGCTCAACCAGGATGCCAATATACAATTTGTGCGGCAGGTGTATATCGATGTTTAAGTATAGAATGTAGTTCATGTAACGGATGTACCAGTTATGTCAACGGCCCAAATATAAGTAATTTCTGTGCTTGTGGCGGCGGCGGCGGCTGTTCAAACGGTAGCTGGACAGATTCATGTGCATCATATATGGATAGTTGTCAAAATTCAGGAACTCCTGGAGGACACTTTTCAAACTTTACACACAACGGTGCATATTCTGCGGCAGGTCCTTATACATATCCAGGTGATGCATGTCACTGTTGGAAACGATACAATCAGTCAACAGCGGCTTCCGGATTAAATACTGGCGGCAACTATACCAGTCTTGCAGAATGTTGGATGCGTTGTGGTTGCTGGACAGTACCGTACGGCGCAGGCGGAATGAGCGCACAAAGTACATATTGCGGTACAGTATGTTGCGGGCAGGGCGGAACAGGCGGTTCCGGACTAGTCAAAATAACATACTTTTAATTAATAAATAAGACACTAGGAGATATACAAATGCCAATGGTTTCAGTAGAATACGAGTACAACATACCTAATCAGTTTTATACTGATCATAGCTTTACGCAGGGTAAAAAACGTACAACGACCTATGATGGTCCTGATAAGATTTTTCTTATCGTTGATGAAATCACCGGAAAGGAAACTCACGGTCCTATCACGGAAGAAGAAAAAGCGGACGGTCGTCCGTTGCCGTTAGGAAGCAGATATTTTGAAGTAGATTGTATCGAAAATCCATTATTTTGCCAACTTCGCGCACCTATTATTGACGAAGCTGAAGACGATCATACTCATACTGTAGTTCATCCAGACAGCCCAAATATTCCAGGCTACAAGCAATTAACTTATCAAGAGCCTTTACTAGTACGCAACATTTACGACAAGTATTGCACTGAAGTAAATTTAGAAACTGGAGAATTAACCATTCCAGTGTTTACTCCGCTTGAAGCATTGTTTGGTCATGCTATGAAAGAAGAAGTAACATGGGACTATATTCGTCGTAAACGCGATTACGAACTTAAAGCTACAGATGGCATAGTCAATGTTGATACTCCAAAAAAATTAGCAGATGTTTGGATAGCATATCGTCAAGCATTGCGTGATTTGCCAGTAGTATTAAAAGATGTTCCGCCAGCAATCGCACTAAGAATGTTCCCAGTGCATCCAGATGACGGCAAACCACCACAAGGTGAGTATACACAACCTATCATTTAATTAGGTAATTACCAAAAAAAGCACAATTTAGGTTGTGCTTTTTTTTTGACTATGCTATACTAGCTATAAATATCTCACAATCTAAAGGGTATACTAATGTCAAGATCTTCAGCGTTTTTTATCAACGGCGGCGCCGGCCGTGTTATATGCTCTATTCCAGCTTTTGAGAAATTCATAGAAGAATCGCCCGAGGATGATTTTATTATTGTATGCGAAGGCGGCATGGATTTCTTCAAAGGACATCCAACGTTACATAATCGTGCCTACGATGTAAGTCATAAAGGACTGTTTGAACAATTTATTAAAGATAGAAATTGCATTACACCTGAACCTTATAGATTGTGGGAATATTACAATCAAAAATGTAGTCTAGCACAAGCATTTGATATTATTATCAATAATAAAGGTATAAGAAAACTCCTAGATCCAAAAGTTTATATTAATAAATTAGAAATGGTACAGGGTGCTAGCGTGGTAGAAGAAATTAGACAAGTTACAGGGTTTGACAAAGTTATTGTTATCCAACCTTTTGGACGTAGTGTTGAAACAGTAGGTGATTTTATTATTGACAGTACTTCACGAAGTTTCCAACTAAACAATGTTATTAGTATCATCGACATTCTTAAAAAAGAATACGGTGTGATCATCATGAGCGAAGTTCCGTTAAAACTAACAGACAATGACGCTGGCAAATATCCAGTTGCCCAACCACAAATACCTAACTTACGTGGCTGGACTGGCGTTATTCAAGTAGCAGATCATTTCTTAGGTTGCGATAGCGTGGGTCAACACATTGTTAAGGCACTTGGAAAAACAGCTACCATTATTACTGGTAGTACATATCCTATTAACATTTCTTATCCTGACGATCCAGATTTTGACATTATTGATGTAGGCGCAGGCAAACGTGTGTATAGCCCAATTCGTGTAGCTATGGATGAAGAACGTGATCGTCTAAATGACGAAGTTATGGAATTAAATGAAAAACAAATTAAAGAAGTAGTTGATTCAATACGCAAGCGTCTTGGTAAATCATCTAAAAAAACTACAACCGCAGAAGTTGAACAGAAAAAAACTAAACTAGTGCCTGGTACTACTCCAGTGCCTACATATAACACAGGAAAATAATTATGAGTTTATGGATTGCAGGCGTAACACGCGGCCACAATGCAGGTGTATGTCTATTAAAAGATGGCGAGATTGTATTTTCAAGCGAAGAAGAACGTTTTAGTCGACACAAATATGACGGCGGCCCATTTGCGGCCATGGTAAAAATTAAAGAGTACACAGATAAACTAGATTATCTAGTAATTGCACATACACAGTCGTTAGAATCAAGCGCGGCCCGGGTAGACTTTACAGGTGATGATGTTTATACTGGTCTAGCACGTAAACTAGGACTCATTGATCAAAGCCCAGGTATTGACATTTACAATCATCCACAAGTTATTGATTACAGTGAGCAACATCATAAGTTGCATGCTTCTATTGCGTTTTATCGTAGTGGATTTAAAGAAGCCGTTGCTGTTATTGTTGATGGTGCCGGAACATTTTTAAAAATTAATTCTTCTAATGGTCCTTCAACAGCATGGGAATTAGAAAGTATATTTGAATGTCGTTATCCTGCTGAATTTAAAACCTTATATAGACATATTGGAGGCAATGGCCCGTGGGTGCAAGCACATATACCAGATATGGATTCTTCTGCAATCAAAGGAGAATACGGCACACACGAATGTATTATAGACGATACTGCTGGAATTACTAAGGCATATGAAGCCGTTACACGTTACTGCGGCTGGCAACCAATTGAAGCAGGGAAAACTATGGGATTGTTTCCGTACGGTAAACCTAATGACAACATTCCTAAACTGTATACTGACATTAACGGCAAAGCAAAATGGAAAACTACTGATAGAAATATAGTTGTACCAACATATCCTAACGGAGCAGTTATTAATGACGGTCGTTATGAAGAACTAGCTACTCCTGAAAACTATAGTAAAGATGTAACGCTATTACAAAATCGTAGAGACATGGCATACGCTGTACAAACGCAAAGCCAAGAAATGGTGGTCGATTTAATTCGTAAAGCTGTTGAAATGTCTGGACATAATAATGTTGTAATTTGCGGCGGCTATGGATTAAATTGTGTTGCTAACTATCATTATTTAGATGCACTTAAAGACGAAGGCATCAACTTGTATGTTGAACCAATTAGTAGTGATGCTGGCACTTGTATTGGAGCCGCACTAGCAATGCATTATCAAATTACAAAAGATAAAAGAGTACGTCCTTATGCAGAAAGTCTATACTTAGGCCCTAAGTATTGTTATAGTGACGAGCAAATTCAAGCTACTGCTGACAAATACGATGCTGATAATGTAGAAACAGTTACTAAAGAACAAGTAGTAGCACTATTACGTAAGAAAAATATTGTTGCCATGTTCCAAGGCGGTGCGGAAGCTGGCCCACGTGCGCTAGGCAATCGTAGTTTGTTATTTGATCCAACAAATCTTGATGGTAAAGACTATGTTAATCGTGTAAAACGTCGTGAATATTTCCGTCCATTTGCCGGAAGCATCTTACACGAACACGCACACGAGTGGTTCGATATGCGTGGGCTTGAACAAAGCCCGCACATGATGTATGCCATGAATTGTCAACCCGGCGTTGCTGAAAAGATTCCTAGCATTATTCACGTGGATGGTACTTGCCGTATACAAACAGTCAAGCGCGAACAAAACGAACATTACTATGATTTGATTACTGAGTTTTATAAAGCTAGCGGTATGCCTATCTTGTTTAATACCAGCTTTAATCTTGGAGGCGAACCGTTAGTTGAAACACTAGACGATGCACTACGCACACTTGCCAATAGTGAAATAGAATACTTGTACTTGCCAGAGTACAGCAAATTAATCAAGGTGTCTAACAATGGATAATAATTTATGGATTTTCGGTGATAGTTTTTCAGCACATCCAGAAGAAGACTGCGGTTTTAATGTATGGCCCGAATTGGTAGGCAGACATTTTAAATTAACTCAATATGTTAACTGGGCACAAGTGGGTGTGTCAAACGATTTCATTTTTCACGAATTCACATCTCGCATAAACGAAATGAAAGAAGGTGATTATGTGATTATACAGACCACTGCACAAAACAGACAGTGGTTTTTCGAAGACCCGGGATTGGGTAACTACATGATTCGAAATCTTGCAAAATTCATAACTGCTGACCAAAAAAAGCAGTTGATTACTATATAGAACATTTGCAAAGTGACAAAGTTGACTCTTTGCGATATGCACAGTTTAGTCTAGCATTAGAAAGAATTTCAACTCTTGCCAATCATTTAAGAATTTTAGTATTACCTGGATTTTATTCTATAGGAGGAGTAACTGGAACATTGACTGAAATTGCTGACAGTGAACATCAAGACAGCAGTAAAGAAGGAGTAGAATCGTGGTATAGAAATAACAATGGAAAAGATCCCCGTTACATGCATTTATCACAACAAAATCATGAAGTGCTGGCCAAAAAAGTTATTGAATTTTATGAAACCGGCAAGCATATCGATTTAACTGAAGGATTTTTTAAACATTTTTTAGGATCTAAGAATGATTAAAATTAAATCTGTAGATAGTATGATAATAGTTGGAGGCGGGACTAGTGCTTGGCTATGTGCGGCATATATGTCGCACAATCACCCTCATTTAAATATTACTATTGTAGATAAAGAAGTGGGAACTCCTGTAGGTGTAGGTGAAGGAACGCTTTTAAGTTTTGATAAAGTTATGGCCAATTGTGGTTTTGCGATCCAGGACTGGTTTCCTAAAATTGATGCGGCCGCAAAAGCTGGTATATTATTTCCAGGCTGGGGTAAAGATAATTCCGCAGTATGGCATCCTTTCAAATTTCAAGGATTAGCACAATTGAATATGTCATTATTAGATTGTTGGGCATCACATCAAGAACTTGATTTTAAAAAATATGGATTAACATTTTATGAAAATGCTGTTGAAAAAAACCTAGTAGATATTACAGAACTAGGCGCACATGCGTTTCATATCGATGCTGGTAAGTTAGTAACTTATATACAAGAAAAATTAAAAGATAGACGTAAAGTAACCGTTATTAGATCCGATGTTATCGAAGTATTGCGTGACAGTGACACACACGAAGTTATCAAACTGATTTTAAAAGACGGGCAGGAATTATCGGCAGATTTGTACGTGGATTGTACAGGATTCAAAGCCATACTGGATCACGAACCTGACAGAGTTGACCTATCAGGCAGATTATTTTGTGATACTGCCATCGCGGCCCATGTGCCGTACGAAGATATTGATACAGAACTGCGCCCGTATGTCATAAGTGAACAAGTAGAACACGGTTGGGTATGGAATATCCCAGTACAAACACGCATAGGTTCTGGATTAGTTTTTAATCGCACACAAACTAGCATAGAAGAAGCCAAAGATTTCTTTGTTAACTACTGGGATAATCGCATTAGCAAAGATAACCTAAAAGTAATTGATTGGACTCCATTTTATAAAAACAATATATGGAACAAGAATGTGATATCTATCGGACTTAGCGCAGGTTTCATAGAGCCGTTAGAAAGCACAGGAGTAGCATTAATTATTGTAGGAATAGAACAATTATCATTTGCAATAGACAGCAGATCGTATACTAGTACACATGCAGATTGCTATAATCTTATAATGAAAGGATACTTTGAAGACAGTATCGATTTTGTTAGTATGCACTATGCTAATCCAACTCGCAAGGGTAAATTATGGGATTGGGTACGTGCCACTTTCGTAAAATCACAAAGACAAATCCATTACGAAAAAGAAATGCTACGTGATAATACAGTTCTTCCTATTAAGGGTTACGGTTATATGTTTTGTGGTAGCAATTGGTTCTGCTGGCTAATCCAAATGGGATACTCACTTAGCGAATCGCTTTCTGGACTGACTAAAGAACAAACTCGTAACGAATTAACGAGATTCTACAATTACGAAACTAGCAAGCATACTAGATCAATGTCGCACAGGGAATATATTACAGCGATGATTACTGGCAAATCCAATTTTATTCCAAAACCATACAAACATGATTACTTTTAAAACATTGCAAGACGAAATAGATTTCTTTAGCCCTAGCGAAGAAATTAAAGTGCAAGTGCAACAAGTAGGCGGGGAAAAAATTATTATAATTGATAATTTTTATAAAAATCCTGATCAGGTACGTGCATTAGCATTACAAATACCTTCTACTCGTTCGCCAACATTAATGCATGCCTTGCCGGGTTCAAGAGTAGAAGGAACTTTCTACTTTGGGCATTTTGCAGAGTTCATTCCAGAAATTATTGCTAATGTATTTGCAGAAGATACAAAAATTGACCGTGATATAATATCAAGTTGTTTAAATCATGCTACATTTTTAGTAAATGTGCAAACTAGTAAAGAAGCATTAAGCGCGGCCCGAGCGCCTCACGTAGATAATTTAGAAAATGGCCGATATGCCATGGGCATTTATTTAAATACTCCTGAAGAATGTACAGGCGGTACTGCATTTTTTAAATTTAAAGGTGAACAAAGTTTAGATTTAGTAAACAGTGTAGATCCTGATTTGCGCGGCTACGATTTTTATGTACAAGAATCAGATGCAAACTGGGAAAAACTTTACACAGCTGAAATGAAATTTAATCGTTTGGTAATTTACAAACAAAATATTTTACATACGCCATATATTCCTAAAGATTCTTTTACAGAAGAAAATCCTAGATTAATACAAATGTTCTTTTTATGATTATTAATACTATTATTGTAGACGATTTCTTAGACAATCCAGATTTAGTTAGAAAATCTGTGCTTGAGTTGCCATTTGAAGCTACTGGGCCGTACCCAGGATTAAGAAGTGATCGTGCAGACGAAGAATATGAAGCGTATATAACAGCTAAATTTGAAAAAATCTTAAATTGTAAGATAAAAGAATTTGTACAAGACAGTTTTCGTTTTCAACTATGTGTAGAAAATGTTGAAACATGGGTACACAAAGATGAAACTGCATGGGCGGCTGTGTTATACCTTACACCTAATGCTCCGTATTCAGCTGGTACCGGTATATATGAGGACGGACCTGGTAATTATGACCTGGTAACTGCCATAGGAAATGTTTACAATCGTGTAGTAATTTATAGAGGTACACTTTTTCATAGAAGTATGCAAGCAGGATTTGGTAAAGATAAAGAAACCGGAAGACTTACACAAGTTTTCTTTTTTAATACGGAAGATTAATATGGGTAGAAAGTTATTTGTTGGGTGCAGTCACACTATGGGATATATCGATCCCGAAGAGCGTTCTGAGCTCGGGCATTTCCACATATGGCAAAGTAATAACTATGCTGAAGAATATGCAAAACAAAATAATGAAAAAACAGTTATCTATGCTAGCAGTGGGTGCGGCAATAGGGAATATGTTAATTTTGTTGCTGATGCATTTCAAAAATACGATGATATAGACGAAGTATTTGTGCAATCTACATACTGGGGAAGGTTTCCTTTAATTATAAATCCTGAACTAGACGAAAAAGAAATATTTCCGTTAGATTTTTTCTACGATAAAAACAAATGCGATGATTTGATTGACCGATATAGCATTGGCATGGTTAAAGCAGACCGATATTTAATGGCCTACTCTAAAGCTAGGCCAATTGATTACGAGCGTAACCCGTATATACTTAATTCAGGTCCTAATAATCAACCAAGTTTAAATCATTCGTCTTATATGTACATTCAGCTATGGCATTATTGTCAAACACCGCTAGCTCAACAAGATTATTTTAAAGATGTGTTTATGTTAGATGCACTATGTACAAAAAATAAAGCAAAAATGCACCTTTGGAATATTAATGACAGGTGTTTTATACCTGCACAAACAAACAATTTTTATTCAGAACTGCAATCGACTACTATTACAAATATCGATGCTATAAATTTTCTTAAAAACTTTAGCAATAAAGATCTAGAAAAAGAAAAAGTAGACTCTGAGCACTATAACAAATATGTACATGAGTTAATCGCTAAACATTATATTCCATATTTGCGGGATTTAAAATGAATATAGACAAATTTAGAGTTCCAAAAAATCCCCTAATTAGAAGTAAATGTGTTATTGGGCTTGGACGTGACGGCGTAATTAATCAAATAGTAGAACCCGCAGTAACACGCCCTGCACAATTTGATCCTATTCCCGGTAGCGTAGAAGCAGTGGCTAAACTACGTCATATGGGCTATAAGATTGTAGTATTAACTAATCAAAGCGGTATTGATAGAGGACATATGACCATTCAAGATGTTGAAAATATACATCAGCACATGCTTGATTTGTTTGGCAAAGCTGGATGCCCTAGCATAGATGGAATTTATTATGCTAGCGGGGCAGTTAAACAAGATCCATTTGTCAAACCCAATGTTGGAATGTTTAAAAGATGTGAAGAATACGATAAAGCTATTAAATTCAATGAAGGGTTTTACGTGGGAGACACTATTGCCGATTTAAAAGCGGCTGTTAAAATAGGTGCTCGCCCGGTGCTAGTGCGTACGGGCCACGGCGCCGAGACTGAAAAAGAGCTAAATAAATATGCGTACAAGGATATCAAGGAAAGAACTTATATCTTTGACGATTTAGCTGATTTTACAGCTAACTTAGAATAGTAACAGGAGATAAACATGCCATTTGCTTTAAAACGTCCAACAGCGAATCCTAAAGTTAAGGAATGGAAACATCACGATCCAGATGGTGACGGCTACGTTGAGATTATCAAGTATAAGACTCGCGAAATTGCTGAAAAAGCGGCCGCAAGATGGGGTTCACCGCACGGTGGATCTGTAGAGGTACTTGAAGTGCCTTGGTCACCAACATTAGATATTGATTATCCAGATTATGACGAGCATTATACGCATCCGTCAGAAAATTAATTCTTACACTTTTTAAAAATCGCTCTTCGGGGCGATTTTTTTTGACCATGTTCAAAATAGTGATATATACAACATGGCATATTTCCAACAACAAACAATTAGTGACTGGGCTACGCATTTTTATGTGGGCCAAGTTGAAAATCACGAGGCTATCGCACAGGCAATGGCTCCTTATATAGCAGACGATAGCTATTTTACAGAACCTTGGATTTATTCAAAATGTAAATCTACATGTCAAAATCCTAAAAATAACGAATTACCGTGGGAAGTATTTTATGATGCAGTCCGTCCAAATATAAAATCTTATTTCGATACGTTACAACCTATGGGCGAATATCAAGTACGTAGCGGAGAAGTTTGGTTAAATGTATACGAACAATACGGATATCAAGAAATTCACGATCATGCATTTCCTAACAGATCGTTCTCCTGTGCATATATGTTAGAATTACCTGACGAAAAAAATGCAGGCGGCGAACTAGTATTTGAAAATACTAATTTTCCTATCATACAATCATCAGGTCTTAATAGAATTTTTAATGCGTTTAATTATGAAAAATTTATTCCAGATATATCTAACGGAACTTTAATAGTATTTCCTAGTTGGATTAAACATTATGTATTACCTAATAAGAGTTCTAGACCTCGTATTACTATCAGTGCTAACTTTAGTGTTGAGGGAAACTACAAATAATGTATCCTTGGATTGTTGAATTAAAAGAACATACAGGAAGCATTGGTCATTTAGATAAAACATTATTTGATCATTTATGGGCCACATATTCTATTTTAAAACAACATGGCAAACCTGAATACGTGTGTCTTGCAGGACTATTTCATTCAGTATATGAAACAGAATATTTTAAATTTGGTAATCCTTACACTAGGGAACAAGTAAAAGAACTAATTGGTGCTCAAGCAGAAAATTTAGTATACGAGTTTTGTAACATTTCCCCTAGGACTACTAAATTAATTGAGCGTAATGGCGATTGGCCCGATCAAACGTATGCCGATTTATTAGATATTGAATTTGTAAATGCTATTGAACAAGGATATTATAATGATAGTGTAAAAACTATCGAAGCAATCAGAAAACACTTAATAATCAGAGACTTAAATGCATAAATTATTAACAAATCTTGTTCCAGAAAGTTATAGCGATATGCTATTACAAGAATTTTTAAACTTTAGTAACTGGAGTTTTACTTCAAGTGCAAGTAATGTAGGAGAAAACTATGATAAGAATGATCCTAACATCCTAGATAGCATACAATTTGTTCACGGAGTGTTCAATCATAAAATAGATAGTCCTCTATATCATACAGTATTGCCTGTTATTTGGTTTTTTGAAAAAGAAACAGGCATCAAAGTTAAAAGACTATTGCGTGTTAAAGTTAATTGCTTGACAAGAGATGGTTTTGAATTAAAATATAATCCTCCGCATGTAGATATTGTAGAACCGGGTTATCTAAGTTTAATATATTACATTAACGACAGCGACGGTGATACTATTCTATTTGATAAAACAATAGATCAAGGATTTAACAATTTAAAAGTAATAGAACGCATTACTCCGCGACAAGGTAGTGCATTTTTAATACCTAGTAATCAGCTACATGCAAGTTCTTGCCCAATACAAAACAATCAAAGGCTAGTTATTAACTTTATTTTAGAACCGGAGAAACAATAGTGTTAACATTACAACGTAGCATGGCACCGCTAACTGAATTTTCTCCAACATGGAGTATACCATTCTGGTATGTAAAATATGATAATCCAGATGAAATAGATGTAATGCGTCAGTGGATAATCGACAATGAACAAGTCATCATTGAAAAATATGCAAATGAGCCCCGTAGAGGCGGTGATGGCGGCACTGGTCTAGGCATGGAAAGTCTAACGGCACAATATTCAAAGTTTAATTTATTTGAAGAAGCTAAAGATGTAGTAGAATTTCAAAATCTTTTTAAATTTATGCGAGTTGAATATTCAAAATTTATGTTAGAACTTGGGACTATAGACCGAGCATGCAGTATCTATTCGTGGGCAAATGTAGTTCGCCCTGGACAAGACATTAAAAGACACAATCATGGCGGGTATCATTTTTCTTATCTAAGCGGAAATATGCATTTTGACGATTATAAGACAACTACAACCTACTATAATCCATTTGACATTGTACAGTATGACATGGAAAACGTTAAAGGCGGCATGACCTTCTTTCCTAGTTACATATTTCACAGTGTAAATAAACACGAAGAAGACGGCAAACGCATATCAATGGCGTTTGATATTTTTGACACAGCACATTTAAAAGGTGCTGATTTTAATTCTATTGAGTTTTAATTATGGCTAATATACCTAATAAAATACCCGATAAAATGCGTTGCTCGCATGCATTATTCAGTTGGCACGGCGCAAGACTTTCAACACATACACGAGAATTAGCGTTTGCAGTGGCAGAAGCCAAAATGCTATTGGGAGAACTGCAAAGAGGAACTATGACATGGACGCAAGTTGTCAAAGGTCACAGTGCTTGTATGGCAACACCGTTTGGTACAGGCGATATGGGTTGGTTTCAACAGCATGAGATAACTCCTGAAATATGGGTAGCGTGTATGGTTACAAAAGTAGGTGAACTTGCGCCTGAACCTGTACACAGTCCGTACGGAATACATATTATTCTTAGAACAGGTTAAATTAGTTCTATAATATCAAAAACAGTTTGGAGTTTTGTGCGAATTGCACGATTAGTAAAGCTAGTTCGTAGCCCTTGATGTAGCGGCTTTGGTGCTTGATCCATAACAGCCCATGCCCATGCGCTATGTTCGTCACTCAACACTGGAACAAACTCATCCTCAACTACACACAAGTATGTGTGAAAATGAAACACATGATCGTTACTAACAAATGTTTCTAGTGGAAGTGTTTTTTTAATAGCGGGCACACTACCAATTTCTTCAGCAATTTCACGTTGTAAACCTTGCCAAGGATTTTCACCTTCTATAGTAGTACCGCCTACAAGTCCCCAAGTACCTTGATGTTTGCCGTAGGCTTTTTGTAATAGTAAAAATCTGTGAGTATTTCTAGCGTATATTAATGCGCCACTACAAACAATACGATCTCTTAAAGTACCAGTCTCCATGCACCTGCCCTATATTCACCTTCAAAGCTCTTGACCCATGAAACTCCGTTCCATTTGTATTGAACTCCAGTGTATATATTCGTTTGATAGATCAGGTTGTCTGCATTCTGAGCCGCAGAAAATACCACAGTCCACGCTGTACCGTTATATTCTATTATATCGTTAGCTTTGGCAATCAAAGTACCCCATGCTGTTGAATTATTTCCGTCAGTATTTGTTTGCGCATCGCCAATATCATCTATTAACAAGTATCGTGCTCCAGCTACAGGAGTACTATCTGTAGGATTAAATGTTAACGGATTAATAATTGCATCAAAAGTGCCAGGACTAGCACGATATGAACTAACAAGAGTAGTATTGCTTGGATAGGTATCAGTATTCCATGTAACAGACAGTAAGGTCGAATCAAGCGCATTAACTGTAAATGTTCCCGATACTTCGTAACCTGTTGGTTGTATCAAATAAATGTGCCCGGCACCTGCAATATATTTGCCTGGATACTGGTCTAATAATGCCATCCAATCAACCGGTGTTCCTTGTTTATTTGGAATACCTAATTGATCGTTGTCTACTGTAGAATTTTCTCCGGGATTTAACAGTTGTACTTGGCCGTTAATTGCTAAAATACCAAAGCCTCCACTAATACTAGTGGATTGTGTGCTGAGTATTGACCCAAGAGTGGGCCCATTACCACTGTTGTCAACACCTAAGCCGTCAATATAACCGTAATTTTCTGTTCCGACGCCATCGTATATACTAGTAATAATATTTGTAATAACACCAAGTTTTTTAACTTTAACTGGCGGGCTAATCCATATAGGACTTTCTAATGTTAGACTAGCAATGTCAATAGGACTGTCGTTGCCTACAGGAACACTACGACTAGACCAAGTTAATTCGGTTAAATCTAGTACGCTAAGACTTGTCCAGTCGATATAATTGTCAGTTGTTTGCAATTCTAAACTAGGGTTAAACAAAACTAAAATTTGCTCCATTATTTGCAATTTTTGTTCGGTGCTACTAGCCCAGATATCAACTTTGACAGTTAATTTAAACGGTGTTGGCATTAGACGTTCAACAGTATATTGACGACCTTGGCCGTTAGTATATTCATTACCGTCAACATCGCGTTCTCTAAAATGCATTTTGCCCACATAGCTAGGATCGCCTAATCTGCTACGGTCTAATTGTAAACCGGTAATGTGTACTGCAATACGAGGAACTGCCTGTACAACATTTTCACTGTTTTGTCTTAGAATAGTTGCGGCTTGTCTGTCTGGATCTCCGTACATTACAGGTACTTGGTGTAGTGTATTATCGCCGTATTTGACAGTAAAATTACTAAACACACGGATTATCTGCACTAGATATCTGCGTATTTGTTTATCGTAAAAAAATTGCATTATAAATCTGCCCTAGGTTTAAGAGCCTCACTAAGGCTTTGACGTTCTGGGAATGTTTCTCCAGCAACAGTGGTAGTATTTGTGTTATTAATGAAACTGGTCTTCAATGTATTTCGAGTATCGGTGTTAGTCATGGTCTGACGAACAGCATCTTCTACTTTGATCCATCGTGTGCCGTCAAAGCGGAACAGTCTATTAGGCATAAAATCTGTCCTTAAATAAAAATCATCTTGATATGCTGTCGCAGGAAATTGTATACCTGATCCGAACGATGAACCGTTGGTTGGAACACCATCACCTAACAAGTATCCAGTGTATCCGGGACGTACAGGAACCGCGGCTATTGCATCAGCAGTCACAGTATCTATACTGCCGTCTTCGTTGGTAATGTCCGCAGTTTGATTGATAACACTTTTACCTGTTGTTGGATCAACGGCTAGTGTGTAAAATTGTCTAGTCTCGTAGCCACTTAGCGGAGCGTTGGCTTCGGCTTCGTCTAGAATACCTTGATTAATTTGTAAATCTTTGGTCTTAGTGCTAAGGATATCTTGTAGTGTGGGGCCTGTTGGGTTATCAGCATTTGCAGGTGCCGCAAATATGTCTTTATATTGCTGACTATCAACAATCTTTTTAACTTTAAGTCTGTATAAGTGTGGATACCACGTGACACTAAAGCCTTCGCTGGCACGACCTACATCTTCAATTACATAGTAACGAGGTAAACTCACGTCAAAATCATTAAATGCAAACTCGTCACGCAAATGCGGTAGTTCTATAACATCACCGCTCATAGGCTTACGACCAATATATTTGATGAAATCGTTAATATGCACTGTCATGTACAAAGTATCGTTATCAATAAACAAGCCAAATTGGCTTAGATTAAAATCAACGTTTTGTACATTATAAATTCCGCGCAATCTATACACACTAGAATCGTATTTTCTATCACGATTTTCTAAAAGTACTAGATCTTGGATTTGTGTGTAATCTTTAGTAGTCACATTACCGTTAGAATCAGTAACCTGAGTACCTATATATTTGTGCAAGTATACATCCGTGCCGCCAACCTGAAACATTTCAGAAATCTGACGGTCCATAAATTTATAATCTTGCCCTCGTTCGGGTTTATACAGTGATAGTCTTGGCATATGATATTTATCGTAAGATAAATATGAGTGGAGAATCCAA